TGATTATAAGTTCCTACGCAAGATTGAGTGGATAGGCAGGGCTTGCACCATATCAGGATACCTACTGGTCGGTCTTGTGCCCAACTGGTTTACTGTGATAGTATCAAGTGCTCTTATAATGTGGGGCATGGTTTCGAGATCTTTAATGGGGCATCATTGTGGGCATGGGGCATATGACAATATTCCTGGAGTGCCAAAACGATACCATAAAAACCACTTCGGTATAGGATGGCGCAGGTACATAGATCACTTTCTTTTAATTAAACAAGAAGACTTTAGAGATGAACATGCGCTCCACCATAGAACAGTAAACGATCCTAGAGATCCAGATCCGGTATATATGGATCATGAGCATGGAGCTTTTACATCCTACACTGAGCCGTGGCAAAAAACGGCTTTATTTTGGCTTCAGGCTCTAACCTGGATTCATTCCTACTACTCTCCACACTTTAGAGGTATTAATACAGCAACAGAAGGGTTTAGTTCTTTGTTTAATCCTAAAGATATAAGAGTTTGGAAATATTGGATACTCCACTTCGGTCCATACGCTCTCTGGTACTACGTGGCAATACCTTCTATGTTTCTAAGTTTGGGATCATCTTTATATGTTCTAGCGGCTAGGCTTCTGGCAGAGCCGTTATATAATCTTGGGACATTTTGCATACAGACTACTAACCATACTGGGATAGATTTATATAGGTTTAAATGCAAACCTAAAACAAGATCGGAATGGTATTGGAGGCAGATAGTATCCTCCACAAACTTTTCGTCTACTGGAGATGTTAGTGATTACTTGCACTTGTACATGAATTTTCAGATAGAGCATCATATTGTACCAAATTTACCGATGAATAAATATTCTCTTGCCAAACCGTTTGTACATGAGTTATGCTTAAGGTATAAAATCCCATATGTGGAGGAACCTCTTTGGGATAGAGTGAATAGACTAAAGGTTTGCTATGTTGGGGATGAAAGGATCAAATACTATGAGCGACAGAAAGATAATACTGCCTCCTAAAAAGAAGAAAGTTGAGCTTAAGGATTCTAGTGTTATACCAGCTACAGAACTATTGCTGCACGATGCCAAAGCTATTATTGGTGCGGAGCTGGCTCACTACCGATCGAAAGTAATACGAGGTGTAACACTAGATCCAAAGGAGGCTAGGATCGTACAAGGATATTTGGAGTCCCTGGTGAAAATTCAGAAAGAAGAAAGAGAGCAGTCTAAAGAAGAAGATCTATCACAATTATCTAATGAAGATTTATTAAAATTAGCCGCTAATGTGCTAAAAAAATAAAATATGTATATAGTATAAGGAGTAATTATGTTACCAAAATGGGAAGATGGAAAAGAAAAAGTTAGTATTTTTGAAGAAGAGTTAGAATTAGCTTATAAGCAGCTAGGTCAACTGTCTCTTCAAAAAAAACAAATAGAAGAACAGGAAGAAGAGATAGATTTTAAAATTAGGGCTATCCTTTCTACTGCACCTTTAAGAGATTTTGAAAAAAGGGAGAAAGCGAAAGATGAAGGCAAAGAAGCTAAAGAATATTCGTCTTAGAACAGCAAACGATGAAGACCTGCCCTTTATTTTTAGCAGTTGGCTGAAATCTTATAGATCTTCGCATTTTGCAAAAAAAATAACTAATACTATTTATTTTGGTGATCATCATAAAGTGATAGAACATCTATTAAAAAGTAGTATAATTATGATTTCCTGTAATGAGGAAGATCCTTCTCAAATATATGGGTATGCAGTTGGGAGTCAAGTCGATGGCATATTTGTACTTCACTTTATATATGTCAAGCATACATTTAGAAATATGGGCATAGGCTCTATGCTTTTAGATTCATATGGATTTGACAAAGAAAACGCATCACTATATACTCACCATACTGATGTAGCAGAAAGATTATCAGCTAAATATAATTTTGTATACCATCCATATTTAATGTTCTCTGGAGAGAGTGATGCCAAAAAGTAAAGACATGGAACTTGAGAAACTACGACTAGGTTATCACTTTGAAGAAGGTGTAAACTTTAGAGACAGGGTTATACAAATTGACGACGAGATTACGGAATCTAGTTTTGCTTTATTTGATGCTGCACTTTCTGAAATGGAACGGGATAGTAAACGTACCGTCACTATTAGAATAAACAGTCCTGGAGGATCTGTATATGATGCTCTTGCTATTATAGGAAGACTAAGCTCCTCATCTTGTCATATTGTTACGGAAGGGTATGGGCACGTTATGAGTGCAGCTACGTTACTCTTGGCATCTGGTAAAAAAAGAAGAATATCCAAATTCTGTATTTTCATGGCTCATCAAATGACTTATCATGTAATGGGTTCTCATGGAGATACAAAGGAAGAAGTAGAGCAGGTTGAAAGGCAGGAACGTCTTTGGTGTGACTGGATGTCTGAAGTAAGCAATAAAGACGCAAAGTTTTGGTACGATAAAACATATAAAAAGAATTTGTACTTGACAGCTAGTGAATGTCTAGAGTATGGTCTTGTAGATGAAATCTTTTAAGTGAGGTAAGATGAAAAGACGAAGAGTTGTTGTAACAGGTATGGAAGCCGTAACAGGTTTGGGAAATTCTTTAGAAGAAACTTGGTTCAAATTAGTTGATGGACAAACTGGTGTTCGTGATTTATCTGAGTACCTCTATGATTGGTGTAGGAGCAGGATAGGATGTAAACCTAAGGATTGGAAAATAACCGAAGGTTTAATATCTATAAAAGAGGAAGAGAACTCCGATGTTATAGCTCTATATACACTAGACGCAGCTATTAGAGCTTGGAGGAAAAATGAGTGGGAAACTAATAAACTTTATAACTATGACCCTCATAGGATCGGGATTATTCTTGGTAACGGTGCTGGTGGTATGGAATCTGCTCGTAAGATTCATGAGCGAATGGATTCAAAACTCGGTGCGAAAATCGGTCCCTATCTATTAGTTGGATATTTAGGAAATTGTATAGCAGGTAAAGTATCTATTGCTCTTGGAACTAAAGGAATTAATTACACACTTCAATCTGCGTGTGCTTCTGGAACTCACGCAATTCAAATGGCATTTAATGAAATAGCCTACGGCAAACATGATGTTATGATTACTGGTGGATGTGAAAGCACTATTTATGATGAATGTTTAGATCCTTTCTATAATGGGAAGGCAATAACTAATAATAATGATCCAGAAACTCAACCTAGACCGTTTGATAAAGGAAGATCAGGCTTTGTAGCAGGAGAAGGCGCAGCTGTTTTAATTTTAGAAGAGTACGAAGCAGCTAAGGCTAGAGGGGCTACTATCTATGCAGAAATTGTAGGGCATGGAGCAACTTCCGATGCTTATCATATAATGATACCTGACAAATCTGGAAACGGTATTGCGAGATGTATGGAATTAGCTTTAAAAGATGCAAACTTGACAGGTAATGAAATTGGGTATATAAATGCCCATGGAACAGCCACAAAACGTGGCGACTTAGCCGAGGCAATAGCTATAGAACATGTATTTAATAACTTTCATGTAAATAATAAAGACGTTGCAGTTTCGTCTACTAAAAGCTCTATAGGACATATGCTTGGAGCAGCCGGAGGCATAGAAGCTATTTTTAGTATACTAGCACTAACTAGAGGAATATTGCCTCCAACATTAAACTGTGATGATCCAGAATTTGATTTAAATCTTGTTAGATATAAGGGTAGAGAAGCGGATATCGAATATTCTATGAGTAATTCTGCTGGATTCGGCGGAACTAATGGAGTATTAATCTTTAAAAAGGTATGAGGGTTTTATGAAAGGAAAGTTTAAGTTTTTATTGAACATTTTAATTGTTTGTATTATGTGGTATATCCCCTTTAAGATTGTTAAGTCTATCGACAAGAGAGAATATTTGGATCACAACTTTGATGCTTTTATTGGTGGAGTAAATTTTTCATCTGCAGAAACTGTACTGGGTGATCTAAAAAAAGCAGCAAAAGAAAAGAGATTAGAAAAAGAAATCACAATTGGGATTAATAGCCCTGGTGGTTCGGTCCATGCTGGGTTAGAAATCTTAGCCGAAATGAAATATTTACAATCTAAAGGATATAAACTTAAATGCTATGTAGGAAACGCCTACTCCATGGGTTTTGTTCTTTTAGCTTTTTGTGATGAAAGGATTGGTAAATCTACGTCTACGTTTATGCACCATCTAACTCAAGTTGGATATCATAGACCAAAGAGAACGAAACACAATAAAAAAATATTTAAAGCTTTAGATTTTTTTGATGGATTATTAGCAAAAGATATAGAAAAAAGATTAAAACTTAAAGATAAAGAGTTGTATAAAATTATTGAGAATGATAAGTGGTGGAGTGCTAAAGACGCTCTAAAAGCAAATATAATTGATAAAATAGAAGACTTTACTTTTTATAAAAAGAAGTATAAAATATTTATAAATTTCCTGGAGAATAGTAATGGCAAAAAAATCGGCAGAAGCCCCCAAGAAGTCAAATTGTAAAAACTGCAACAGTGACTATAAGATAGATGCAGTTCATTTTTTTGAAGCAGTACAATTTGAAAAGACTAATGAATTTTTTCTTTCTACCAGGGATATCAATGGTAAAAAGGGGAAAGAAATTAAGATTAACTATGATCTAAATCTTATAGAAGTAAAATCAGAAAGCGATCACATACTAATTCCACTACAGTCGGTAAGAGCTATTTATTTGCTTTCTCCGCTTAAGTTAAAACAAATAGAGGGATCATGAAAATAACAACAGATAGACACAAAGTTTTAGACACCTTAGAGTATTTTCTAGAGCGATACCTACAAGCTGCTGAAGGTCATAAAGATTCAAGCGGATTAGAGGGTGTTGTTATTGTTCAGTTTATTGAACAACTACGCTGGATTCGTCAAGACCACAAAAGGTTGTCGGAGTTAAATAAACCAAGAGTGATAGGAGCCGAAGATGGGAAAGAAGAATAAGGGTAAAAAAGTACCTGGTATTAGTGTTTTTAATGATCCAAAAAAACTTGCTGAAGAAGCTAAATTTCATTTACTCTCTCCATTCGGTCCTGCTATTGGCATGGTAAAAATGCCAGAGCCTATAACAAAAAAGTTATTAGAAATAACAGATAAAATACTTATGGATAAGGATAGAGTAGATTGGGGTAAGAATTTAGTAGGTCAAATTAACGAAGAACCTTGGGTCTCTAATGCAGTTTTAGAAGAGGCTGGGCTTATGGAGCCGTTAAGAACTTGCTTATATCAGTATGTTACTGCATCATTGCAGAGAAATGGATTCATGGACGATATAGAACAAGTGGGCGTACATCTTGATCATATGTGGGCTGTTAGTCAATATGAGGATGAATACAACCCTGTTCATTTTCATACCTATTGTGACATTTCTTGTGTTATGTATTTAAAAATACCAGATTTTAAAAATAGAACGAAGGAAGGGCAACTCCCTGCTTATAAAACTAATAGAGATGGTTGTATTGAACTTATTTATAAGGCAGCAGATGCTAATGCGTGTGAACGAGGCACTATGATTGTAGAACCAGAGGAAGGAATGTTATTACTATTTCCTTCTAATTTACTTCATACTGTTTATCCGTTTAAAGGCGATCAAGAAAGAAGATCGGTAGCCTTCAATTGTCACTGGTCGGCTATTAAAAAGAACGGCTCAGCATTTGATAAATCTATGAGATTTCCTTCAGATCAAAAAGATGAAAAGTATATTAAAAATCTAGACATAAAAAAAGAAGTATCTCGTTATGCAATCGAAGACAACAAGTAGAGATGCGCTTTTAGCAGAATTACAAAAGCGTAAATCTCAAGCTGAAAAGCCAAAATTTGTTTTTACTGATTTTTGTTTTGATAAACAAGTCGGATTCTTTCGTGGTAAAGGTACGAGATTTAGAAATGCAGTATGCTCTCGTAGAGCAGGTAAGACAGTAGGCATCGTAGCTGATATGTTAGATACGTGTCTCAAAGAGTCTGAAGTAAATTTATTATATATTACAATTACGCAACAACAAGCAAGAGCTATTATTTGGTCTGATTTACTAAGATTGGTAGAGGATTACCAGATTGATTGTAAGGTTGATAATACAAGATTAACTGTAGTTTTTCCTAATAAGTCAAAAATATATATTGCAGGAGCTAAAGATAGAACTGAAATAGAAAAATTTAGAGGTTGGAAGCTAAGAAAATGTTACATTGATGAGTGCCAATCTTTTAGGACTTATATAAAGGAATTGATAAATGATATCATTATTCCAGCTCTTAGAGATAAGAGAGGGGAGTTGTATCTTACAGGCACTCCTGGTCCAGTTAAAGCCGGAGTATTCTACGAGTACTCTCAGTCAAAAAACTGGAGATCCCACCACTGGACCGCTTTTGACAATCCTTATATGCACAATCCTCCTAATTTGGATTTGGAAGAAGTACTCAGAGAAGAGAGAATCATACGAGGGATTGACGAGACTGATCCATCATACATTAGAGAAACTTTTGGAAAATGGATCGAAGACAGCGATGCGCTTGTTTACAAGTTTGACCGCATTAGGAATATCTATACTACTCTACCTACTGATGGTGAATGGTCTTACATTATTGGAGTAGATATCGGATATAACGACTCTGATGCTATAGCAGTTATAGGATATAATAGTCATCACAAAAAAGTTTATCTTGTAGATGAGCATGTAAAAAATAAACAAAATATAAGTCAATTAGTGGAGGTAATACAGTACTATAAAGACCAGTATAATCCAATTCGTATGGTAATGGATGCTGGTGCTCTCGGTAAAAAAATACAGGAAGAGTTAAGATTCAGGCATGGTCTTCACTTAGAAGCAGCAGAAAAAACTAGAAAAGTAGAGTTTATAGAATTACTAAATGATGACTTAAGAACTGAAAGGTTTAAAGCATTTGAAAATTCTATTTTTCAAGAAGATTGTATGCTAGTTCAGTGGGATAAAGACTCTAAGATTAGGAATCCAGAAAAACCGAAAATTTCTGATACCTATCACTCTGATATTTGTGATGCTGTTTTATACGCTTGGAGAGAGTGTAAACATTATTTATCGGAAAAACCCCCTGAAATTCCTGTCGAAGGCACAGACGAGTATATGAAAGAATTAGAAAAAAAAGAAGCTGACGAGATGCAGCGTAAAAAAGAAGATCCTTATGCTTTTGAATTAGAAAAACAATTTGAAGAAGATATGGAAAATTTTGAAAATATAATATATTAATAGGGTGTAGGTATGTTAAATAATATCGAAGACATTAAATTATTTATGGAATGGTGTAAGGAGCAAAAAGTTAAGTCTTTTAAATTCAAGGACTTGCATTTTGAGCTTTCTGAGCTGGGATTTATACCCTCCGAAGATTACGCAGATAAACTACAATCCGACTTGGCACAAACTAATTTTGAGGCTGATCAAAATAAGAAAGAAGACGAAGATTTGCTTTTTTGGTCATCACAAGGGTAAAACATGTTTGAAGAAATAAATGGAAATAAGTGGTGGGAAGCTAAGAAGGATGACCTTTATCAAGAGGTTTTTGCTTTTGTAGCTAGGCTTGATGATAATCAACGATATAGATCTTTTGATAATCTTAGATATGCAAGGTTATATGGGAATTTTGACTACCTTGGAATAGATGCCTATACTTATGCTAGAGTAGAAACTGCCTGGTCTGCTAATAATAGAGTTACATTAAATGTTGTACAAAATATGATTGATACGGTAGTATCGAAGGTAACTAAGAATAGACCTAAGGCTCAATTCCTTACTTCAGGTGGAGATTTTAGCCTTCAGTCTAGAGCTAAAAAACTTACTAAATTTGTAGAAGGTATTTTTAGTTATGATGAGTTTCACGACAAAGCTGCTTTAGCTTTTTTAGATGCTTGTATTTTTGGTACAGGATGTATAAAAATATATCAAGAAAATGGGCAGATTAAAACAGAAAGAGTTTTTATTGAAGAAATTAAGGTAGACGATATTGAGTCCTATTATGCTAAGCCACGGCAAATGCACCAAGTTAAGTATGTTCATAGAGATGTTCTTAAGGCTATGTTTCCAAGTCAAGCTATTGTAATAGATCAGGCTAGTGATGGAGAGGCTACTGGAACTTCACAAAGTAGTAGTGAACAGATTAAAGATATGGTAAAAGTTATAGAATCTTGGAGAATCCCTAGTGGTATAGATGTAAATGACGGAAAACATACTATATCTGTATCTTCTGGCACTTTACTGGATGAATCTTATGAAAAAGACTACTTTCCTTTTGTTTTCTTTAGATGGGGCATACGTCCTGTTGGATTTTTTGGACAAGGATTAGCAGAACAGCTTCAGGGTTTACAGCTTGAAATAAATAAAATTTTAAGAACTATACAGGTTTCAATGCATTTAGTGTCAGTTCCCAAATTATTAGTAGAGGCGAGTTCTAAAATTGTCTCCTCTCACCTTAATAATAGGATAGGTGGTGTAATTAAGTATGCAGGAACACCTCCTACCTACGCTCCTTTGGGTCAAATCCCACCAGATTTATTTAGCCACTTAGATAGATTATTTGCAAGATCATACGAAATAGCAGGTATTTCTCAACTAGCGGCGCAATCTCTTAAACCTGCTGGATTAGATTCTGGTAAAGCCTTAAGGGAGTTTAATGATCTAGAAACAGAAAGGTTTATGTCTGTTGCAAAAAGATATGAAAAAGTGTTTATGGATGCGGCAGAGATAATTATAGATATGGGCAAGGATATTTACGATAGAGATGGGGAATTTAAAGTTAAAGCTAAAGACGGTAAGTTTGTAGAAACTATTGATTGGAAAGACGTTAACATGGATGCAGATAAGTATTTAATGGAAATATTTCCTACTTCTGCTCTATCTAATACTCCATCGGCAAGACTCGCTGATATTCAAGACCTAATGGCTGCCGGATTTATCAGCAAAGAAGATGCTCTTAAACTTCTAGATTTTCCAGATTTAGAAGCTACTACTAATATGTTAAATTCTGATGCTAATAACCTAGATAAAATTATAGAAACTATGATGGATAAAGGAAAATATTTCCCACCAGAACCTTATCAGAATTTAGAAAATGCTATTAGAAAAGTACAGCAAGCTTATTTAATGTATAAAGTACAAGGCGCAACAGAAAATAGACTTGAACTACTGCGTCAATATATGGAAGATTGTCAAAATCTTATTATGAAAGCTAAGCAGAGATCCCCATCTCCTGAAGAGTTGGCACAACAATTGGCTAGTCAGGGTGCTCCTGGAGCAGCTAAACAGGCTATGCAGCAAGGACAGGCTCCTGGTCCAGTAGGGCAGCAAAGTGCTATAGCTTCCGGTGCGTTGCCATTAGGAGATATGATACAGCAAGGAGTTCAGCAAGTGGGGCAGGCTATTATTGGACCAGCTCAAGAACAAATTAAAGAACAAGTACGACAAACTGTAGAAGAAAAAATAAAATAATATATTGTATTAATATAGATCAACGATCGGGCAACGCCCCTAAAGTGAGGTTTTAAATGGAAAATGAAGTCACGGTAACACCGGAAGAAGCAGGTATACCTGAAGTTCAAATTGACGATTATAGTTCAAATGCAGTTGAAGAACTCGTATCTGAAATGGAAAAAAAAGATGAGCAAAAAGAAGTTGCTCAGGAAGAAGAAAAAGTTGAAGAACAAAAATTTGCTAGAAAATTTGCAGCATTAAGTCGTAAAGAAAAACAACTAAAAGCTAAAGAAGCTGAGTATAGTAAAAGATTGGCAGAACTGGAAGCTAAATTGGCAGAAAAAGAAAAGCCAGTAGAAAAAGCTCCAGAATTACCACTTGAAAAAAGATTTAGACAAGATCCGTTTAAAGCTTTAGAAGATCTTGGTATACCATATGATAAGTTAACAGAATTAGCATTAAATGATAAAAAGTTAACACCAGATATGCAAATGAAATTAATGCGTGAAGAGATAGAATCTGGGTATAAATCAAAATTTGAAGAGTTAGAAAAGCGATTTAATGAAAAAGAACAAAATGAGCAGAAAGCAAACTATGAAAGAATACAAAAGAATTATATGAATAAAATAGCAAGTTATGTGGATCAAAATCCTGAAACGTATGAATTTATAAAAGCCAATAATGCAAATAGTGTGATTTACGATGTTGTTGAAGCACATTATAAAGAGTCAGGTAAAGTATTAACAATTAAAGATGCGGCTGATGCTGTGGAGTCGCATTTAGAAGAGGAAGCTGAAAAGCTTTTAAAACTAAATAAAGTAGGCAAAAGATTGCAAGCCTACATGGAGCAACAAAGTAAGCCAGAATCTACTATACAAGAGCCAGTTACACTTACCAATTCTCATTCTCAGTTAACTGCAGAAGAGAAAAATTATAAGCCAATGTTATCAGATGATGAGTCAAAACGAGAAATTGCAAAAATGTTGCGATGGATAGATTAATAATTATTTTATAGGAGATTTAAAATGGCTTTAAATATGACAAATTTTGCTGCAGCACTAAAGCAGCATTACACTTCACAACGAATTGAAAACATGGTATATAAGGATAACCCATTCCTTGCTATGGTTTCTAAATATGAATCTTTTGGTGGTGAGGAGTTAAAACTCCCCATTAAGTATGGTATTCCTCAAGGGCGCTCTGCTTCTTTTTCTAAAGCACTTGACAACAAGACTAATACCGAACTAAAAGCTTTTCTACTAAAAAGGAAGGCTA